GGGCATCATCGGCGTCCTCGCTGGGCGCTCGATGGCTGAGCGCGAGCAGCCCGAGCACAAGCCCCCACCCGCAGCGCCCCCGGCTGCGTGATGCGGGCGGCTCTCCTGCTCCTGATGCTCGGCGCGTGCTCTCGTCAGGTGCATCCTGACGACGACCCGCGCGTGAGCCCGATGGAGCGAGCCGTCGCCGTGGGCCTCGTCGCCATCTCGACGGGCATCGCGACCACGGCCAGCCAGTGCCCCACGACGACTGCGGACGAGTGCCGCGACCTGTCGTGGCGTGCTGGCTCGGTCGTGCTCGGCGTGACGCTGGCGACCTCGGCGCAGGCATGGCTGCAGGCGCAGGAGGACGAGCAAGAAGCGGCCGTCAAGCGCAAGCGCAGTGCGGCGGCTAAGGCTGCGGCCGAGGCCAGGGCCAAGAAGAAGGTCGACACGCCGACCAGCAAGGACCTAGACGCCGAGGTGGAGTGATGGAAGTCGGCACGGCCATCTCGCTGGGCGCCCTCGCCATCACTCTCGGCGGCACGCTGTGGCGGGTGGCTGCGTCAGCAGCTGCTACGCGCTCGCATGTTGAACGCCTGCAGGCTGACGTGACGACGCTGCAGAGCAAGGTCGTCGCGCTCGACGAGAGCAAGGTGAGCGCGAAGGTTCTCACGGAGCGGCTAGTGGGCCAGAAGCGGGATATACTGCAAAAGGTTGAAATATCGCGGCTGTCTGGAAAACCTCTACTCGACGACGGAGACGCCTGATGCATGTGCTCGTGTATGGCGAGACGCACGACATGCGGGGCCTGCTACGGCAGGCAGCCGCGACGCTTTCACCGACCATCATCACGGTGCACAGCCTCGTCATTGACGCGCTGCGCCAGCTCGAAGAGATGCCCCCGCCCGACCTCGTGCTCGTGGCCGAGGACATCGGCGAGAGCGAGAGTCCTGACGGCCCCGAGCAGATGCACCACGACCACGTGCTCATGGCTGCTAGACGGCGCGGCGTCTCTGCTGTCATGCTGGGCAGGTGGCAGCAGAGCGGGGCGGTCTACGGCGCGCCTGTGGTGCCCGAGCTGGGGCCGCTGTGGCGCGAGCACACGCTGCGGCGTCTGCAGGTCACGATGCGAGAGGCTTTGCTAGGGGTGGCGTAATGGCGAAGAAGCCAGCAAAGGAAGAAGCAAAGGCCCCCGAGGCCAAGCAGCCGGTCGAGTACGGCCCCAAGCGGGAAGTGATTGACCGTCTCTGCGAGGCTTACGCGCGGCTCGGTGTCGCGTCCTACGCCTGCGCCGAGGTCGGCGTGCCCTACTCGACGCTCGCGAACTGGTTGAGCTTGGCCAAGCGTGGGCACAACTACGCCATCCTCGCCGAACGGTGGGAAGAGTCGAAGATTCGCGCGCGCGCGCGGCTTGCCCAGCACGTCATCGACAGGTCGGCCGAGGACTGGAAGGCGGCCGCGTGGCTGCTCGAACGTCTTGACCCACAGACATGGCCACAGAAGCCCGAGGTCGTGGTGACGACGCACGTGCATCAGGGCGCAGAGGTCGCGCCTCTGCTTGCCAAGCTGGTCCCCACCGACAAGCGCATCGGCAACGCATGAGCACGCTGCTGAGGTGGATGGGCGGACTCGGTGAGTCGCGCTTCGGTTGGCATCCGGGGCGCGCCTGCGAGCTGCCTGACTGCTCCGAGTACGCGCGATACATCTGCGACCACGACGACGCCCAAGGCCGCTGCGGACTAGAGGTCTGCGGCGCTCACGTGGTCGAGCAGCTCAAGGGCTGCAGCGCCCACCACCTCTGCGTGCACCATGCCTCGCATCAGCGAACTTGACCCGCTCCCATGGCAGCAAGAGTTCCTACGTGCTGGCCTCTCCGGTGACTGGCCGAGCGATGCGGCTGCGGTGCGCGGCGGCTTGGGCTCAGGCAAGTCGCTGGCGTTGTGCGCGCTCGCCATCCTCATCTGCGAGACGAGGCCGGGCGCGTTGGTGGTCGTTGGTATGGACACATACAGGCGACTGCGAGACGTGCATCTGCCCCATCTGCACGGGCTTCTGGCCGGGTCTGCGGTGACCTTCGCGGCGTCAGAGCAGGCGTTCGTCTGGAGCAACGGGTCGCGTCTGCTCCTTGCCCACCTCGACACGCCAGCCAACAGCGGCCCCGGTAGCAGCCCCATCGAGGGTCTCAACGCCCACGCCGTGCTGGTGGACGAGTGCCAAGTGCTGCGCCCCGACGTGCTCGACGTGGCGCGGTCGCGTGCTCGCGTACCTGTCGCGGACATGTCCGGGCGTGTCCATCGTCCGGTTGTCGTGACCTGCGGCATCCCGGTCGAGCCTGCGTGGTGGGTGGAGCGAACGCGGGAGATCGGGGGCGAGGCGTACCTGCCGCAGTCGGCCGAGAACGCGCGGCACCTCGGGGCGGGCTGGTTGGAGCGCATGCGCGAGACGTTGCCAGAGCGCGACTATGCGGCCCTCGTCGAGAACCGCCCACTTCCTCCTGTCGGCTCGGTGTTTCATGCGTGGGCGCCTGAGAAGTGCGTAGCAGAGGTGGCAGTCGACTACGGCCAGCATCGCGTCATGCTCGCGATGGACTTCGGCCTGCGTCATCCGTGCGCGCTTCTGCTCGTCGAGCTGGCCAAGGGCCGGTGGCACGTCACTCGGGAGTGGGCACCCGATGACGAGACGCTGCCCGACTTCCTCGTGCGCCTCGCGGTCGAGCTGGTGCCGCGTCGACTGTGGCAGCAAGGCAGCCAGCGCATCCCCATCGACAGCATCGTGGCCGACCCTGCAGGCGCAGCGCGCTCGGCTCAGACGGGCATCGCAGACCTCGACCTCGTGGCGTTGGCACCACCTCGCGGGCTCGGCATCCTGCCCCGCGTCGAGCGCGACCCCGAGCGGCGAGACATCGTGAGCGGCTGTACTCGCGTAAACCTCGCGCTCGAGCGGGGTGCGCTGACGGTTGAGCGTGCGATGTACGAGGCAGGACTGCGAGCGCCCGCCAATAAACGCACGCTGGCCCGAGCGATGACCGGCTACCGCTGGGATGAGAGGCAGCCAGGGCGACCGAGCAAGGACGGCACGCACGACCACCACGCCGACACGCTGCGGTATGCGGTGCGCGAGGTGCTGTGGTACTTGCCCGACGAGTCGAGGCGTGAGCCACCCAAGCCCGAGCAGCCGAGGCGTCACGTCGAGCACGACCCTATGGACATGAGGTGAGCATGTATCACGCAGACGCATGGATGATGGTGCTGGGTGTCCTGCTCTCGCTGGCTCTGGTCGGCGGGCTGGTCTGGTACGTCAACAGCGTCATCCCCAAGGCGCTCGATGAACGGCAGTGGCTGACGCGGTTCGTGGCGCTCGTCCTCACCGTGTTCTTGGGCGTGTTCGTCGCCGACTTGGTCGTGAGCTGGGACGTGCAGCTGCTCAGCAACGAGCTGCGCGTCGGCCTATTCGAACTCATCAAGAGCATCGTGCTGGTCGTCTTCGGCTATCAGTTCGGGGCGCGAGGGCAGGCCGAGACGCCGCCCAAGCCGCCCGAGTCCGAGCCGCCTGCCGATACTTGACGAACCGCTGCGGGCTGATAGTCTCGGCGTGGGGCTGAACCTCGCTCGAAAGGGCCAGGTCTCGGCGAGTCAACCTGCCGGTGCGGGCGCGGTGAATAGTTCACGGCGGCGCATCGGCAGGGCCGGCCCCACAACGTCAGGAGGGTTCCATGTTCGCTCTCGTCGTCAAGTTCTCGGTCCTCGCAATCCACATCTGTGGGGGCAGCCTGTGACCGCCATCTTCGCGAAGATTGTGCTCATCGCCTGCCACGGCGGCTTGTACTTCATCTGATAGCTTCCACCGTCAGGGCCAAGGCCCGCGAAGACCTGCCCGGCCATCGGTAGACGGCTCCCGCAGGACGCCTTGAGCCCGGCAACGTGCGTGCCCTGACGGTGGTGTGCGTTTTCTGCCGCGATGTGCTAGGGTGCGCGGCATGGCACTCTCCGTACAGGTCGGCAGCTACACGGCCCCCGAGGCCGTAGATGGTCGCGGTGTCGGTACGCAGTCGTTGCCTGTCAACGACGGTGAGCAGAACCTCAAGCTGGTCCAACTCGCCCCGCGCATCGCTGCGTACAGGCTCGCGATGCGGTCGGCCCCCTGCGCTGTCGGTGCTCAGGCCCTGCTCGGGCTGGCGACGCAGGCCACGTGGGACGTATCAGCCGCGCCCGACTCGCCCGCCTCTGAGGCTGCGGCAGAGGTCGTGCGGCGCACGCTGGGCCTCGGTGGCTACTCGGCCCCGGTCATTGAGTGGGATGGCCGCGTGGTGGCTCTGCCGTCGTGGGAATCCCGCATGCGGCAGTTGCTCACCGGCGCGCTGTACGGCTTTGCCCTCGCGGAGATGGTGGCCTACCCATTCCAGGGCACCACGTACATCGACCTTGAGCCGCGCGACCAGTCGAGCGTGCGTCAGTGGGTCTACGAGGGGCGGCGCATCGTGGCCGTCGACCAGTGGATGCGTGAGCCCTACGGCCTGTCGATGGTCGGCTCGGTGCGTATCCCCTACGAGCGCCTCGTGCACCTCGTGTGGCCGTCGACCGCCGAGGGCGTCGAGGGTGTGGGCCTGCTTCGGCAGGTGGAGCCGCTGGCCTCCGACTATCGACGCTGCACCAACTTGCGGCAAGTGCTCGCGCAGCGTTACGCGGTGCCGGTGCCCACGGTCATCATCGACGAGGACGCGCTCGCTCGCGTGCGTGGTTCGTCACCATCGCAGCAGGAGTACGAGGCCGCGCGCGACGAGCTGCTGCGCGTGCTGCGTCGGTACACCTCGCACGAGGAGTCGGCGCTGGTGTTGCCGTCGTGGGCCAAGCTCTCGTTTGAGGGTGGCGCGGCTGCGTCGGGCTCTGGTCCGCTCTCGCAGGTCGTGGCCGACATCGAGCGCGAGATTCTGCAGGCGTTCTACGTGCAGTTCTTGGCGATGGGCAGCAACGGCAGCAGCGGCGCATACGCCACGGCGCAGGTCCACGCAGAGCTGGCCGCGCAGATGGCGGGCGACCTCTGCCAATGGCTGGCCGAGGGGCTCAGCTCGTACATCCGCACCATCGTCACGGCGAACATCGGGCCCATGCCGCTCGACCAGTTGCCTCGCCTCACCTACTCGGGCATCCGCTCGAGCTTGTGGGTCGAGAAGGTCGGCGACGTCACGGCCCTGCTCGCGGCTGGCGTGCTTACGCCCACGGCCGAAGACGAGCGCGCCATCCGTGCCGCGCTTGAGCTGCCTGCACCGACGCGAGCCGCAGAGGTACGCAGCGAGCGTGAGCGACTCGGGCGCACCGTGCGGCCTGCTCAAACCGTCATCCCCGGAGGCATCTGATGCCGCTTTTGACCGAAGAAGAACTGACGCCCCCGGTATCCGTGCAGGAGGCCGCGCTCAAGGGCGTGGCGCTGCACGAGGCGGGCAAGAGCGGCGACGGCGTCAAGCCTGAGACGATTCGGCGCGCCAACAGCATCGCCAACGGTGAGCCGCAGTCCGAGCAGTGGGTGACCTCCGAGGCGCCTGCTTGGTTCGCGCGCCATGAGGGCGACTGGGAAGAGGGCGTCGACGACCAGGAGGGGCAGGAGTCCCCCGGCTTCGTGGCGTGGCTGCTCTGGGGTGGCGACGCAGGGGCTGAGTGGGTCGAGGAGATGCAGCAGCTCTACCTCGTTCGGCGCGCCAAGGAGCAGGGCGGGCCGGTGACCGGCGCGTCTGCGATGGCCATCGACCCCGCTCACATGCAGGCGCTCGTCAAGGGCGCGCCCAAGCTCCCGGTGCCCGGTGCGCTCAACGTCGTCCACGTCGAGGGCCCGCTCTACCCGATGGACTACGTCAGCGCGCGCCTCGAAATGAAGCGGGCGCAGCTCCAAGGTGAGAAGGTCGTCGTGCTGCACGTCGACTCTCCCGGTGGCTACGTGGCCGGTGTCCGCGAGACGCGGCGCGCCATCGCGCGCGCTCAAGAAGCGGGCATCTACGTCGTGGCCTACGTCTCTGGCATGGCTGCCTCGGCGGCGCTGTGGCTGGCTTCGGCGGCCGACGAGATCGTGCTCTCGCCTCTCGCGCAGGCAGGCAGCGTGGGCGTCGTGCTCACGCTGATGCGTGACAGCGAGGACGGCGACGTCGTCGAGGTCGTCAGCTCGCAGACCCCGCGCAAGCGTGGCAGCACGAACGACAGCGACTATATGAGCGCGCTGCAAGGCCGCGTCGACCAGCTGGCCAGCGTGATGCTCAGCGAGATTGCCGAGTCACGTGGCGTCAGCATCGAGCAGCTCGGCGACGGCTCGGTCTACAGCGCAGACGACGCGGTTGCGCGTGGCCTCGCTGACCGCATCGCGGGCGATGCTGATGACTGGATGTTCTTGGGCGGCAACATGCCGACTGACTACCAACGCAGAGTCC